CTTTCTAATCATTTCTCTTTGGTGTTAAAGGTTACCTTCCTTGTCCTCTGTATTTCTTTCTGTAGTTCTTCGATGTCTTCGTTCCGGAGTTTCTTGTTTTTGCATGTACTCCGGGGCGAGACTTCTTAGACTTTTTCAGATACACTCTTGCTGATTGCTTCTTAGCCATTTCTTTATGTATTTTCTATCTCGTTGATTTCCAATGCGTTAGCTCTGTTTTCTTCAACCGCTAGTTTAAGTCCCCCTATCTCCTCCAGCGTCATGTCTAGGATGACGTCTACTTTAGATTTTATCTCGTCAAAGAGATTGGAGTCCGTCATGTCGAGGGCAACAACCTTATCGTTGATTGTTTGCTCTATGGATTTCTCTAGGTTGTTGATCTTATTCTTTAGGCTGTGCTTGTAGATGTTTGTGCCTTTGACGTCGTCCATTGTCTCGAGCGTGCTCTGTAGCAGTACCGTTGTTTTTACCAGTGTCTTAAAAAGATTTTCGTCTATCATCTTGAAAACTTCTCTGCGAACCCACCGGAAAAATCCGACTGTTCTGTTATACCTCCCGTTTGTTTCAGCTCTTTGACCATCTGCTCGAGTCGCTGTCTTTCCTGCAGCAGCTCTCTGGCGTCGGTAGCTGTAATCTTTATCGCTTGTAGCTCAGCCTTGCGTTGTGACCCGCCGGCCTCTGGATCGACGGGCTTTTTTATTTCGTCGATCATATTATTGATAGCCACTTCCATGGAGGCCATCAGCCTTTCAGCTGCATCAAGCGTTGTGAACTTCTTCGATTTCGACATAAAGCAAATCATCAAATCTCATTCTCCAGTATTTCTCTCCGTCGATTTCTATTTCGTAGTCGGAATTCTTTGAAAACCCTACGGTATCGCCTACCCTAATTCCAGCCTCCTCCAGAACCTTATTTGTAAACGCAACCTTGCCGCGCTTATTTTCTTTCTCTTCAAAGCTTATGATTTGGATGGTGTTGCTCTTGAGCTCTTCTTCCTCTTCAATGGGGTGGAGCAGTACCCATCCCGATAGTGCTCGGATGCCGTTTTCATCTTTCACGGCGAATGCCTGGGATGAATATGGGGTATCGGGGTGGTATCTTACTATGAATAGTTTTTCATCTTCATATACTAGCCCTTGGCCTTTGTCCATTACCACGTGGTGGTGGAAGTATAGTGTATCGCCTTTGTTTGCGATATTTTCATCGCGCATGGGTACGGAGACGATCTCGCCTTCCATCACCCGGTGTTCAAACTCATTGTATTTTGAAGCTAGATAAAGCTCCTCCCCGTTCACCTCTATGGTGTCTTTAAATCTCTTGGATAGACGCACCAAGAAATTCTCTACCATTTTCATACGCTAGAAATTTAAGTCATATTCAATTAAGCAGGGTACGTTCTCTACTGTTTTCCACAGCATCAAACCTTCCTCCCCTTTCAAATATACTAAATATCTTTTGATTGAGTGTTTTGCGAGATGTCTTTCGTCCAATATAATGGAGTCTACTTTCATTTGCCCTACGCGCATACCTACGTAATACGCCATGGCGTCCTTGGGATTTTGCCCAATGACAACTTTTCTAATAAGATTCATTTTAATTTAATCTGTTTATCCACCAGTCTATTGTTCCGTTTGGGGGATCGTCTTTATTTTCCTCCCAAGCTTGCATCATAAAGTCGGTAACCTCATCGAATTCATCGTCGTTGTCAAACACAAAATCATACACTGCATTGAGCTTGTTTGTCTCGGACTCATCATCGATAATGCCCACGAAACAAGAGAGCACGAGTCTGTCATCGATACCGATTTCGTATGCCATTTCTTTTATGGTGGCAAGAACCGTGGCAACAGTCTCCAAAAACTCTTGGTCGCTGGTCATATTATTTTTAATTTAGCTGTTAAACAAATATAATTTAAAATCTAAGGCGCCGATGAAAGCTTCCAGATCTTTACCACCAATTATTTATTCACAGCATATGGCCGCAGCTCAACTCTGGAGGGACATTATTGATGAATACCAAATAAAAACCAACCGGGAGCGCCGAAATGTTAGGGTGCGTCAAGCTTTTGCGGTAGCCTTGACAAACGAGACGAATCTCACCTATGCTATTATCGGCTCGGTCATGAATAAAGATCACTCTACCGTTGTCCACTGCCGCAGATGCCACGAATCAAATATGTTGTATGACGACGAATATCCGGGGGTATATGATTTAATGACAAATAGAATAACTGAGATGGTCGTAGAGCACAGCGAAAAAACTATAGATACGGCCAAGAGAAAAAATTTCTTCTCTGGAAAGACCATCGACAACTATGTCGCATCGATAGAGCGCAAGTATCAAAGAAAGATTGAGCACCTCGAGCTGGGGAATAAGATGTTGGCGAAGTCCTTAAAAGACATGCAGTCAAGATATGATAAGCTAGAGAGTGAATACTCTAGGATAAAAAACCTATTGTAATGCCGCGGAGCCAGGTTCCTAAGTCTAAGATGTTTCGGGAGTTCTCCAAGCAACCGGAGCGGTATATCAAAAGTAATTATGCGAAGCACATCAAGAATGCCTTCCGAGTTATGTCTGAGAAGCATGAGATTTCGCGCACCGAGATGGAGTTTATGCTTTTTGTGTACGACTTAGAGTTCTTTACTATTGACTGGGTGGCTGACCAGATGGGTCTGTCTAGAAAAAAACTTGGCCCCCGGGTGGTATATCCTTTAGTCAAGAGGGAATATATATACAAGCACTTTGATAAGCTGTCACCAAAGACGGAGCTCGATCAGATGTTCCATGAAAATAAATACAATTATCGGGTGAGGTATGCTTTGTCCCAGAGGGGACGTTTGAACGTACAAAGATTCTACCGCAAGCTAGAGGCTCCGGATAGTATCATCTAAATCTTTTTACAATCTTTTGGATGTCGGCAGAGTACCTGGCGAATTGCTTGCCCTTCTTGGTGGCTTTTCTTTTCTGCCTCATGGCCTTAGCATAGAGCCCCGCCTTTTTTAGGGCGGCTACTGCCGCTGCAGGAAAATACGGCTCCCCGGTTTTTGAGCTTTTCTTACCGCTGGCTGTTTTCCAATTTTGCTTGGTCCAGTTCTTTAACGACTGTTGTGGTTTTTTGAGGGCCATTAGTTCTTATACCCTCCCCCCGCGGCTTTATATCGTTTGGCTAGCATTTGAGCTTTTCTAGCAGACCACTGACCAGCGCGCCCACCTTTAGTGCCACGCATGATCGCCTGGAATAACCGCTTCCTCAACCCGGGTTTTGTATAGTTACCAGATTCATTGACACGCGATTTTACCTTACCCCCTTTTTTATAGGAAGCAGGTAACTTACCAGCCTTCTTCTTCTTAGCAATTGCTATTGCTGCTTGTTGTGCTCTACTCTTCGCCATCAAGGCAAAGATACTAAATAAACAAAATAATATCACCGGACTCTACTTCATCGTAGAACTCGCAGATACAGTAATCAGAATTACATTCACACATGATCTCCCCCCATTAATAATTAAACACAGCACACCCTTCTTACACTCCTAAGTTAGCATCTCGGGTTTTTAGCGGTTAAAGACCGGGGTCGTCAGAACCCCGAGTCATTATCTCTCGCAAGCTTAGTGCGAAGTTACACATTTTATTTTATAAAATCAAGCCCCTGCGGCATTTTGTATTACCGAATAATACACGCCAGACTTAAAGCAATACTTCAACTTGGCACGGTTAAAATACCCTCAAACAATTTATCAGTAATACGGATCGTGGGGATTATACGTAGTATGACGACGCTGGCAAACAAAACCGGAAACGGATTCTGCAACCCAGCCCCCTACATATACACTCAGAACTCGCAAAACTTTCAGCGTTTTACCTACTAACAATCTGAGGTTCAGACTACTAACTATCGATACCTATAGCGGTGCATTAACTGAATCCTGCTAACATGTTCAGACTGAGGCAATTACTGAAATGTAACGCAGTCCCCTAGTTACATCTGACAATCCCCACCCCCTTTATAGTATGAATAACTCAAATCCACCCTAGGGCACAAACTACCACATTGTCCCACATGCCTTTATGGTACTGCCTTACGGGCGATATTGCACTCTAAGTATTTAATACCTTTCTCACCCCGCCCCTTGACTCGTATCCAATATTGGCTATACATTTGTGCTTGTAATCAAAAACATAACAATATGTCTTACAACGGATACTCCTCTTACGAGGCATGGAATATCGCTCTATGGATTGATAATACATACGGGCTTCAAAAGACCTTCAACGACCTAGTTGAACTTGCGAATGACGAAAAAATCACGGGCGCAAAAGGTAACATTGTCACTATAATGATGTCGGAGTGTTTCCGCAAATTCCGCGGGGAATGTAACCCCGATGGAGTCATGGTCACACGAGAGAGAATTGAGGAATACGTTAGCATGTTCCTTGAGTATGAGGGTGCTTAATCAAATGACTATGAATCAGTACGACTTTGACACAATGCAAAGCATCTTGACAGATTATCACGATGCTATGAATGACAAGAGTCCCGACTTGACTTATGTCCCTAAGATGTATGTCAACAAAGACTATTGGGTAACTAAGATATCTGTACCTCTAGAGGATATGGTAGATATCAACATTGAACTTGATGACAGACCCGATGAACAATATTGGGGATGCATTCAGTATGACGAGATGTCAAAGACGGGTATAGACTTTTGTGTGTACCAACCCGAAGAGGTTGGCGATACCCCAAGATTATCTTTCTATTTAGTTGTCGATGGTAATATCGACACCACTGAAGAGTTTGAAGTAGAGTGTCAGATTATAAATAACTTTTAAAACTACATCAGTATGGAAAAACTAGAATTGACTTATGCAAGCATAGCCAAAGAAATCCAATGTGACTATTTTGGAGAGGGTGACGGCAAGGAAATAACAAGCAGACTGAATTACCTAATCGGGCAACTTGAAGCGTCTGGCCAATACATCCCCGACGCCGGTGCGGGCACTGAACTAGAATATGCTCTTGGAGATATTGAAAACCTATTGAACACGATACTTTTTAAACTTTAAATTAATCTAATGCCTTATGTTATCATTTGACAAAGTAATCAACCTAGACAGCGCTCTAAGCGCTTACAAATCAGCGGCAATAAACCTGCGTGATGAGAACAAAGAACTGCTCGAAAAGAGCCTAACAATATCCGCAGGGGATTTTGCGAAGGAGTTAAAAGCGACCAACGAACGATTCACCATTGAAGCGCTCGATGGGACCGATAGATTTGGCCGACGAACTACATACGACTATACGGACGGAAACAAAATTCTATACTTCCACCACGAAGGCGAAGACGGGAAATTCGTTCGTGTCAATATGTTGCGTGCCACCATCGAACTAGGGTTAGGTAAATTGACCACCGAACTTCGGTTTGTTCAGTCCAAATCTTACGAAGAGTTTACTGAGGTTACAGCCGATGGATGTCCCCGAGGTGAGCGTAATCATAAGCAAGGCACACGCAAAGTAACGCCAATCATTGAGTCTCAGATTCACCTTGCTACTAAAATGGACGTGAAGGACGGAGAATACGAAAGCCTCCAATCGCTCAACGATAATATGGGTATGTTGATGAATCAACTCAATAGAGCGGTTGATGGGCTAAATGAGAAAGACCTCACGCTTCAATTGCACAAGAACTTCACTGAGTACAATCAAAAGCAAGAGGAGTACCAAAATCAGTACTTTGGGTTGACAAGACTAGTCGAAGAACGACACGATAAGTTGATGCAGAATATGCGCGCAGAACGTGACCTACTCATCTCAGAATTCAAATCTAAGTATGCAGAAGGGTGGAGCAGTAAAGACGCTGAGGAGTTTTTTAAGGATACTTTGCCGTGGGATGTAACCACCAACCACAAAGGTGAATTCGTAAAAGGTGGATACCCTTTAGGAAAGGCTATCAACTCAATGTTCAAAAATTTCTACGGGGACGTGGTTATCACTATAGACCCGCCAAAAAGAAAGAACAGCAAGTACTTGGACGTCACCTACGAGGTAAGCGGAGAAGACGGAGAATACACCCGTAAAAACACCATAGACCACGAGGATTGGTATAGAGATTTGCGATGGGGTTGTGAGCATATTGTATGCGGACGCAATTTTGAAATTAACCTAGTAGAGGGATAGAACTCTGCATATTTAAAGTCAGTCACCCGAGGGTGCAATGAAATACGATGAAAAAAGAAGAAGCAGATCGATTGAAGGCAAAAAGCCTTGAGGACACCTTGTCCTATGTGGACACCCTTAATGAATGCGAAGAGGTCTACGAGAACGAAGAGGGCGAGCAATTCATAGTGCCCTTTGAGATTGTCAGAGATTTCTCTAGAGCAGAAAAGTTAGAACCAAATAAATAGTAAAAATAAATGCCTTATGAAAAAATTCAGATGGACCGACAGAGCCGCAATCGCATTCGTGAATGTGTACAGCGGTAACTTCAACAAAACTACGCCTACAACATCTACGTACGCAAAGTACGCAGGTTTGAAGATGGAAGAAAAACTAAAAGTATTCAAGCGAGATTGGGTTGAGGCGGAGCCCTTAGTATGCCCTTGCTGTAAAAATCATGCGGTATGACTAGAGAACATTTTTCAGCCTACATCCTAAAGAAAAAGGGGGATTGCTACTTGACGGAAGACGATAGATGGAAGTCATTCTGCAATACCACTAGACACTTCACAAGTCTTGAACTCGTGAAGGAAATCAAACGGAAATCCCGGGCCAAGATAAATGTCGTAGCGGTCTATGATACCTACGAAGGATTTAACTCTATCACGAAATACGAGAGGGTAGAGCGGGTAATAGAAATAGAGGAAGATTAAATAACGAGGGGGCGAAGACCCCCTCATAAAAACCATTTTAAACATGGATAACACAATAGAAGAACTAAAAGATAAGATAATCTTTGTCTACGATATAGACCTAGATAATTGCACGCTAAGCCACGAAGATTGGGCGGGAATATTGTCTGAAGCTTTAGTCAATCCTAGTGGGTTTGTTGAAGACCTCAACAACGATTATCATGAAATGATAGAAGAAAGACTATGACAAAACCATTTTAAACTTGGAAGTTATCCAAGATTATATTAACTTTACAGCAGTAAACAACAAGCCTTATGATAAAATTATTCTTATCCGACTTCGAGTACAAGGTTACCGAAGTTGATTCAAAACTAGACGAAGCCCTAAACAAAATCACCGACAAAATGTGTAGTGATTTAGAACACGGCGACGAAATCCAACTCAATGACACCTACACATTATACCGCCATTCGGATGAGGACATGTGGGATGTATTCAACACCGCGGAGTGGGAAGAAGTAGCCTCAGTTATGTGGCTAGAGAACTGCCTTGACATCACCGAGATGGACCCCCCAAACTACGGCGGAGAATTGGTGAGTGACGGAATTGCGTTTGACATTCACGATAAATCCCTAATTAAAGAAGACGGGAATCATAGACGTATTGATTTAGACAGCTTCAAGCAGAATACTTGTAAAGACGCTGTAGATAAAATCACGCTGAAGATGATGACCACAATGGGTTACGGGGAAGAAATCAAACTCAACGAGAAGTATTACTTGTACCACTACGCAGAAGACGATTACATTGGACTGCGTCATGTTGATTTTCTTTATGAAGATATCTACACAGTCCAATTCGGAATCACTGAAGACGATGGTAAAAGATGCGAATACTCTATTGAATTAACGTGTGAAGATGAGAGCATTGCTGACTTTCTTGACAAAGCAGAAGCGGCCTTATGAGTAAGAGAAGAAAACCAATCGTAACAACGATGTCTCGAGAAGAGATTATGAAGAAGCACATCTGGTTACCAAGGCTGCAGTTCTGTGCAGCTCTGGTACTAAATAAGAAGTGGCCTCGCTGCAACGAGGATGAGCAGTATCAAGTAAGAAAATATATCATTGAGAACTATGAGGTCTGAAGAAATATATCAGAAAATCGATAGCGTAAAGTTTATGCTGCGATTAAGAGAGAATGTACTTGGAGTACATTACCTCGAAGCGGTGGAACAATACATCGCAGAGTTAGAAGTTAAATTAAATAATAAATAGTATGCCGAATTGGGTAAGTAATGTAATGCATGTTGTTGGAAGGCCCGACAACATAGAAAAATTCAAGCTAGCCTTGAGAGAGAAAGACGGGGGAGAGAATGTGTTTGATTTCAACCGCTTCATAAAAATGCCTAGTCAGCTAGAGAACACAGCAGCGCCATCTTTAACCGAGCAGATTGAGTTCGCAAAGAAGAGCGGCGTTGACCCAACAAAAAACATGACCGAGTTGGAAGTGGAAGCTCAGCTAGATAAAGACGCTGAGCTCAGAGAAAAATTTGGAGCTGACAATTGGTACACATGGAGACTCAAAAATTGGGGGACCAAGTGGAATTCTTGTGATGCTGAAATCGTTGAAGAGATAGTTCAAAGTAACGGGATAGTCAACCTAACCTATCACTTCAGCACACCATGGAGCACTCCCAATGGAATCATTGATGCCCTTGCGCCCATGGCCAAGGCTATGAGACTTACAATTGATATCTACTCCGAAGAGGAGGGAATGTACTTCGATTGTGTAACTAGGATTACTCCAAATTCTTACGAGAAAAACATTGGACAACCATTCTATTACCTAGAAGGAGATGACGGGAATCTATATCAAGTTGATGGACTCGAAGATGATGAGATTAAAGAGTTGGGTCTAGATCCCGACGATGTGACAGCAAGTCAGCGTGGATTTGTGTGCGACAACACGGGAGATTTGTTTATTGATTTTGAACGCACCGATAAAAAAGTAGTATATGCAAAAGAAAAATCTTAATGTAACGCAGAAGGTTCTTAGGTTTATCAAGAACGAAAAACCCGAGCACCTGCATCAAGTACAATCGTTTGTGAGAGCGGTTAGTAATGCGAAGAGTGACAGCAACGAAGGCTTTTACTCTAGCAATATCAAGAGGCTCCTTGACCGGGGGTTGATTAATAGAATCCACACTGGGAAGTATATTGTGACTGAGCTGGGGGAGCTCTATATTGAAGACCGAATGGCGGCTAATAGAATCATAATTCAAGAGCACCAAAAAATCAAAATCAAAGATGCTTGTGAGCTACTTGATAAGATAAAGCAGCAGCTCATTGATGGAGAGTATGAGGAAGGAGATACGATAACAATAAAGGTTTAATCATGAAGTATTATATAGTTTATAATCCCGACACCGAGCAGTTTGACCTGCGCGACAAAGAACTATGCAAGACGATATTCTCGTCTTCATCACGAGGAAGATGCGAAGCTCGCCTCGAAGAGATTGTAAGAGAAAGTTACAAGCCCGACATGGAGAAGATGTACTACTTGATGGATAGGATGGGTGAGACTTTACAATGTATCAAAGAGTGGGAAGGACAGCGCAAAGGTGTGCAAGATTTCGATCTCACAAGAGCACTACATTTGCACGCTCAAATGCAAATCGCTCTTGGTTTACCGCTCAAATATTAATAACTTAGCACTAATTAAATTCAATCTTATGAGTAAATTAAACTCCGCACTCGTAGCAGTGCAGTCAGCGTTGAAGGCGCCTAAGGGTCAGTTCAACAAGTTCGGTAACTACAACTACCGTAGCGCCGAAGATATCCTAGAGGCAGTCAAGCCTCTACTCGCAAAGAATGGTTTGTCTATGACCATATCTGATGAAGTGAAAGAGCTTGCCGGAATACTATTCATTGAGGCCGTGGTTCAAGTAACTGATGGCGATTCCATAGCAGCAGTTTCAGCGCAAGCAGGTATCGACCCTAACCGAAAGGGGATGGACATAGCTCAGTGCTTTGGAGCTTCAAGTTCATACGCTAGAAAGTATGCACTCAACGGCATGTTCTTGATAGACGATACTAAAGATGCAGACGCAACCAACACGCACGGCAAGAGAACGTCTTCACCTGCGGCAAAGGATGGCGAGTGGTTTACTAAAGCGGTAGACTACATCAAGAAAAGCAAGGACAAAAACCAAGCGTTTGAAATGGTCCTTAGCAAGTACAAAGACAGCGCCAGCGAAAAGCAGATTGAAGCACTCAAAAAGTTTGTGCGATAATGGAGTTCGCCACCTTACTACAAGAAAAGGTAGGCAAAGGATACTTGTCTTACAGCAGTATAAAGCATGCTCTTAGCGACATAAGGCTATGGGAAATGTATATGGCTGGGCAACTGAAGAGAGAGTCGCAGGCTCTAAGCTTTGGAAGCGTGTACGACACACTATTATTTGAACCCGCCGAATATACTAACCGCTTCTTTACCTTTGACGACAAAGAGATTTGTGATGAAATCGGAGGCAAGAACCCACGGGCCACAAAGAAATACAAAGAGTGGCGCGATGATCTAATAAGCCAAGCAGAGAAAGAAGATAAGCGGATAGTTTCTGAAGATGATTACATCATGGCAATCGACATGATATCTAGGCTCGATGATTGTGGTCTGCTTGACAGCCACCTCAGCGGAGAAGTGCAGCTAGAGTTTAACAGCTGGATTGAAGATGTTCCGGTCCGTGGTTTTTTGGACTGCAAGATTCCTAACGTAATCATTGATAGCAAAAGCACCCGTAGTATCGGAGGCTTTAAGCGTGATGTGTTTTCTTTTGGATACGACATACAAGCATACATCTACACTTCGGTATTTCCGGACAATGAGTTTGCTTGGGTTGCACAAGAGAAAGCATACCCGTATCTTCCTGCACTAATTCATGCCAGCGAGGATACACTTCGTAGTGGAGAGTTTAAGTTTTGGAAAGCGGTTGATACTATCAAGAACCACTTTGCAATTGACCGACCCGCCACTACCTTTTATAAAGAATTCTATGTTTAATTTAATATCTATATCATGAACCAAAACGAGAATGTTTTAGCAGGTTACTTCAACGAGATGAAAGTTTGGAGTGACACGGACAGCAAGTTTGTCCCATTTACCACCGGAGTTAGTGGAGAATTTAGCTTCACCTTAGAGGAGCTTGAGGATGTGAAGAAGTTCGCAACCCATAACGCAAAGACACCACGAGTTTACTTTGAGCTCAAGATGTCTCGCAAGACCGGGCGTCCTTACGCTATCGTAAAAGACCCGAGCACCTGGGGGAAAAAGCAAGACAATAAATCAGCACAAACTGCTGAGGCGTCTGATGATCTCCCGTTCTAAGATAGAAGATACCTTGTACCTTTTGTTATGTTTTGCGTGGGGGATGGAGAGAGTCAGCTCTGTCCCCCCAATATACAGCGCCAAAAGGGCAGGCAAGGAAGTGTCGTTTACCATAGACATCATAGAACATGACGACAAAACAATAACGCTCAGTAAAAAAGGAGAATCTGATTACCGGATAATCATAATACCTAACAAAGTTGGAGACAACCTAATCTTGCTAGAAAGCAAAGATGTTAGGGGCAGAGATGCCATGACCTTTCAAGAGCTTGCACCACTGATTAAGTACAAAGAAAGAATCGAATTTAAAGATGGAGTATAATTTAGAAGACACCCCCGAATACTACATAGGAGAGCATAAGGGTATTGAGGCTATGGATGTGGTCTTAGATTTTCAGAGGAATAATTATAATATAGGGACAGCACTTACCTACTTGATGAGGGCTGGGAACAAGCCCGATAATCCAATGAAACAAGACATCATAAAAGCAATAGTACACCTAAAAAAAGAACTCGACCTTATCGACTATGAAAGTAACAATATATCAATCAATAACAGACACCAAGAATCCATTTCATATCCCTATTGGTACAGCACTCGAACGGATAAAGCACGGGAAGAGCAAGGACATAATAGAGAAGATAAGGGACACGGGGAATAAAGATTATAAGATATCCCTGCCAGCGGTATTGTTTAGTGGTGTGTTTGAAGAGCGCAAAGACGCGGGCATAAAGCAACACAGCGGGTTCTTGGTCCTAGACATTGACGACCTCAGCGATCCTGCTGAAACAAAAAACACTTTGTCTCTAGACTCATACACTTATGCATGCTGGATATCACCTAGCGGTAAGGGGGTTAAATCACTAGTAAGAATCAACGACAGCGCCCGTCATCGGGAACACTTCTTTGCCATAGAGAAATACTACCAAAAGAATTACTTGATTGATGTTGACCCCACCGGCAAGAATATATCAAGAGCCTGCTACGAAAGCTATGACCCCGAGCTGTATCTAAACGAAGACAGCGAAGTCTTTACCGCTTTTGTTAGTGAAGAGAAAAAAGAAACCAAGCCCAAGCAAGAGGTAGTAAAGCCTCAAGAGTATACTGACTACAACAAGCTGAACATTGCAGCGTCAATGATTCGTAATGCTGCGGACGGCGAGAAGCACCATGCCCTTTACAATGCCTCGAGATTATGTGGTGGCTATATCGCAGGCGGGAGGATGCTTGAGGATGAAGCAATTCGGGTGTTGGAATATGAGATATCTCTAAGGGACATCAAAGATTTCGAGCATGCAAAGAGGACTATAAAAGATGGCATCAACGAGGGCAAGGGCATGCCTATCCACGAGGTGCTTACCTTTGAGAAAACCGAGCAAAGAAAGCAGCGCATAAAGGATGGGGACATGAAGTTCATAGCCCCTACTGACGATGACTTTAAATGGATTGAAGACTTTGCTAACGGCAAGATCGAGCTGGGCCTCACAACGGGGAGCGAAACACTAAACAAATTCTTTAGATACAAGAGAGAGTTTACTATACTCAACGGGCACAGCAACGTGGGTAAGACAACATTCTGCTTGTTCCTAATGGCTAACGCCAGCATACAGCATGATTGGAGATGGTGTGTGTATAGCTCAGAGAACACTACAGCCAGCACGAAGATGAGGCTGATGGAGTTTGTTACCGATAGGAAAGTACATCGGATGAACAACAAGGAGCTAGCAAGCGCATACAGCTGGGTGAACAAACACTTCATCTTCTTTAGCAATAGAGACATGTATTCTTTCCACGACATTCTAGCTTTCACTGACAAGGTGCGTGAGAGCCAGCACATAGATGCCCTATTCATCGACCCCTACAACTCACTAAAGATTGAGATGGGTCAGCACTCTAAGATAGGTGTTCATGAGTACCACTACGAAGCGGCATCAGAGCTATTAAATTACAGCGTCAATAATGAACTCGCAATTTGGTTAAACACTCACGCTGTAACTGAGGCGCAACGACGCAAGGACCCGGAAGGATATCCTATCGCGCCTTATGCTGAGGACAGTGAGCACGGTGGCAAGTGGGTCAACCGCTGTTCCTGCTTCCTCACGATACATAGAAAGGTCCAGCACCACGACCCTATAGTACGCAAGACAACGGAGCTGCATGTGCGGAAGGTTAGGATTGTTGAAACCGGAGGTGCACCTACCCCTCTTTACGAGCCCATTGAATTCCAAATGAACATCACCAACACCGGATTCTATTGCACGAAGGATAACGGCAAAAAAATATTCAAGCCTATCAGCGAGGAATTCGAAACGTACATTCCTCCAAGTAGCAGTGAGGAAGCATTTGATTTATCAGACATATGAGAAGGAAAAAGAGAACGGGCGCAGTAAAGAATGTCCGCAAAGCAACATATGACGGCATAACATTTCAGTCTAGACTAGAGCTTTATTGTTACAAGAAGCTGAAGTCTGCAAAGATTTCTTTTAAATATGAGGGGCAAACCTTTGAGGTGCTCGAACCTTTTAGACACGAGGGGTTCTATGGAAAGAAAGCATCTAGAGGGTTCAGCTTGAAAGAAAACAAACTGATCAGAGCGGTCACTTATACACCAGACTTTGTCTCTCACGATCATGGGTTTGTCATAGAAACTAAGGGGTTCGTGCCATCGAACCACAGCTTTACGCTTAGATTCAAGATGTTTCTTTATTGGCTGAAGAACAATTCCATGGGGGGATATGATGTTTACATACCCCGAAACCAGAAGGAAGTAGACGAGGTTATACAACACATTGTTAATAAGATATCGAGTTAAACAGAGGGATGGTGCGCGGTTTGTTTTAATTTAAGGAAAACGAAACAGCCGTGGATTCGAAAGAACTTTCCAGATTATATTACAACGCTTGTGAAAATGCTCATAGAGAAATCGATGAGTTGTACGAAGCCTGCCATTCGGCTCAAGGAAAACCAAATGTAGATACAGAAAAAATAATACAACTTCTACAGAGAGTAAATCAAAAGGTAAGGATAGAACTTGATTTAATAAAAACGGCTGTCATAGAATATCACGAATGACAGACGACGCCACACACCGCTGCAGTAAATGCAAGGAAGTTAAACCTAAACATCAATTCCATAAAAGCAACACCCACTCTGCGGGAGTTCAGCGGTATTGCAAGGGGTGTAAGAAAAAGATAGACAGCAAAGGGCACGGGAAGTATAAGGGTAAATACGCCGTGTACTACCTACCAAAACACAACTACATTGGAATGTCAAAGAACTTGACAAAGAGAATGCAGAAGCATAGAAAGCGTGGCAAAAATACCACGGGATTCAGAGTGTTAATCGCAACAAAAAATGCAAAACTTGCACATACAATAGAAAGTCTTTTTCATATTCTAGGTTTTAAAGGTTTTAGATATTAATCATAATCAATGTAAGTAATACTTACTTCTCCCCCTTCTTCAAGTTCCTTAGCAATCGCCGGATAGATTCTTTTATACGCACTAACGCTAGAGCCAATGAATCCATCACTACTACCAAAGTTTGTTTTCTGAGTATCACCAACAAGAAGACACCCAGCAGTGTGCTCATCAGTATTACCAGTGTGAATAAGAATGTACTCAAAGTTAGGTACATCACGAACCCATAGCATTCCCTTGTGCATCTCGCCATACTTAGCTGTATATCTGCTATGAAATCCTCCAGTAGTACGAAGCGTAACCTTGTAAGTTCCTGCCGGGACTCTAGTCTCTGACATAACCTTTACACTTCTGTGCTCATCCTCTAACGTATAGCATAAGAACTTACGCTCCCCACCGCTAACATCAAACAACAATCCGTTTGTGCTGTCTGATTCACTACTAAATCTTAAAACTTCTAGCTCCATTATTTATCACTTTTAACTGCTGCCCCAAAGTAATATCCAAAGATCGAAAGGGCAACCCCCTCAACAATACCTATGAGGTGAATGAATATCTCTTTGTTTGTAGCGGGGACTTCCAGGAAAACAATTGATAGCACCAAGAACCCAAACGCCGCCAAGCCGACAAGGCCAGTAACATTGAACAACCAATCCTTAGCTCCAGCCTTGATCATGTCTGACTGACGCTTGCGTGCGCTATCACGATCCGCAACTTCTAGCTTATAGATATCCATCAGTTGATTGTTCAACTCTTGCTTTTCCTCTGGGCTTATCGGAGTTATATCTGGGTCATCAATCAATCTCTTAACGATGCCCAACGCTCCTTGATCTGGGAGTAAATCACCTACTACATCTAAAACCTTTGGGGCCTTTTCTTTTAGAAGCTTCCCCAGCTTCATGTTCTTAATCTTATCCATCTTAGTTATCTTCTAAATCCAAAAAATAATTTCTAACAATACCGTCTCTATATGCTCTCCAAGGATAGACACCGCCGGTATAAGTTCCGCGAGAGTGTCTGTTGTATATGGACTTGAGCGCAGATATTTTCTGAGAGTTGTTCATCTTTTGATAAGCGGGGCTAGTAACAAGTCTTTTTACATCTTTATACCGAGCTTGACCAAATGATTTCATCATAGCATGAGCGTCCTTAGGCATTATAGATATGTAGTTAGGCTCATTAACATTAAGCCCATAGTAAGCAGACTCCTGCTTGGTAAGTAATATTTTTAGTTTACCTACCGCTGAAGGGTATCCCGGGATTACATCAGTATCTCCCGTCTCTTTAAACAAGTTGTATATGTCGATCTTAACCGGGTCTTTTGAGCTTATTCTAGATTTGAATACTCCAAAAGTATTGTACAACCAAGGGTACTCTTTGTCGCTATCAAAGAAAAGAGAACCTCCGCCTTCTGGAGTTTGAGTTATAGACTCACCCCAAATGTTTACTCTAGGCACAACGGACTCTCCTAGACCAAAGAAGTTGAAGGTCTTATCTCGGAGTATGTTTTCCATTGAGTTGTCAATACCCGGGTTCGGATCTCTATAGTCGGGCAAGTACTCGCGTCCAGAGCGGTAGAATGCACTGAGTGAGTTAGGCAATACAACTGAGAATCCTGCACGCATGATGTTGTCTAAGTACTTGGTTAGCTGTCTCTCATTCGGGTCAGCCAACAACTTAATAACCCCATCAATACCAGTCAAGAACGACTGGTCCATCATAGACCCCAAGACCCCGGGGACAACGCCCGTGATATCGGAAATGAAGTCCATAAAGTTATCAGAGCGGTTCAGTACCTTGGCGTCCATTTGAGCGTCACGCATCACAGCCTTAATACCTACAGCTTGAGCAGCTATAACAGCACCGCCCAGACCAAGCTTCTGATAGTTAAACCAAACATCATCTGCTTGAAGCGTTGGGTCTTCACCATTAATCAGCCTCTTGACACCGCTAATATTTATAGAGTTCGGAGGAGCAGTACTATACTTCATGTCTCTTTCCTTCTTTCCGTCCGCATCTATAGGGGTTGTGATCAACCCATCCTCCATCAACTTTTGAGTTGTTTTGTAAAGCAACCAGCTGATAAATGATTTGGCAAGAAGCTCAGAAAGCTCTCGGTCAGAAACCTTTTTCCCGCCTCTAATAGTTTTCTTTAGAACTAACGATAGCAATGGCATAACCGGATGAGCAAGCTGTATACTCTGAGACAAGATATTCGCTGGTGTTTTTATATAAGGGATGTGCATACGCACCATAACACGGAAAGCGTTTTCCAAAAACGTACTTCTCTCGCCAAGAATATCAGATGCTTTAGCTATAGACTTATTTATAGCTGTGGCAAATTGGTTATCCTCTTGGAAGGTAACTCTTAGTCCTGCCTTTTCAGCTCTAGCCTTATACTCTTCATTAGGATATTTTAAGAATCTGTTTAGCTCTTCACCCTTCAGACCCAAAGACTTTCCTATACGATGAAGCTCATAGCCCTCCATTAATCTATAGAAAGGCATATCACCAAACGCAAGCAGTCTAAACATGATATTAGCGGGACCACCGCCAACAGCCTCTAGGAATTTCTTAGCACGGAAATTAATCTCGTTTAACTTTGTGCCGTTCTTGACTGAATCCGGGAGCCTATCGCTGTTAGCTAGAATCATACCGAATGCTTTGATAGGAGCCAGCTGAAGCTGCATGTTGTATTCAAACTTATCATTAGCAATCGCCCTACCAATAGCACTTAGATAAGCTTCTCGAGCGCCAACTCCAAATTGCTTAGCCGCGTGTATTGCTGCTGGTATAGAAGGTGGCAGTGTAGCAAGAGAAGGGTCGACTTCTCTGCCCATAGATTTCTTAATGCCTCTGATAAGAACCTCAGCACCATAGCCCAATGTCTTGTCAGCCAACATTATAGGAAGTGTAGCAAGGTTAGCGGTAATGTTAACCAACTGAGAAACCGGGGTAAGAAGATTCCCTTGGATTATCAACCCAATGAGCCTGCCCCAAGTCGTAGCAAAGTTTGTATTGAAGTCGTTAAGTTTACTGGTAGCTTCAGAAACTCTGTTTCTAGCATCTTCCAGTCTGTCTTCAATAGCTGGTATCTTGTTAGTCTCTGAGGTTTCTGACAGCTCCTTAATCAAAGACTGAACGTCTTGTTGCGCGTCGAACAACTCATCAACAATACCCCCCATGGTTTCATACTCAGAATCAGATAGAGTTGTGCCGTTAGCCTCGTAGATATTGTCTACTAGATCTTTCATGCCTGCCGGAGTTTGCCCTTTAACCTCAGCAAACTGGCGGAGCAACTGCCCCACAGCAGTACCCGTCTCAAAGAAACGCTTCAAGACAGCTCTGTATTCTTTTGTCTTCCCTTGATTCTGTAATCTTTTTAAATATTCAAGTGTCGCTAGCACACGGAAGTCTCCACCAGCTAAAGAGCTCATCGCGTCGTTGATTACAGAAGGATTATCGCCATCAGAAATAGCGATATCTTTCATCTCAGCAAGCAACTCCTCAATAGACATTGTCTCTAGCTCAGATTTAATCTGATCGATCTTCTGAGGCTCATAGAACCTAGACATATCTTCAGCTAAATCCTTTCTGATTGACGCCTCAAATGGGACGTTAGGGTCTAAGCTCTTGAACATCTTGCGAGCATGACGTCTTTCTTTTGTCTCTAGCCTAGCTCGATCACCGCTATCTACATACCATTCTGGGTAGAAGATACCGCCGGCTCTCTCAAATACTTGATCTTGAGCTTCATCGAAAGAAATGTTTCCGTCAGCATACTCTTGCCATATAGCACGAACGTCAGACTTGTTTTTCTTCTGAGCCTTAAATCCAGGCGTGAATAAAGTCCTAACGGCTTCCCAAGTAATAGACTGCATCTCTCTTGCGAGCAAGCCTTTTTGTTCTGCAGCATTACGATAAGCCTCAGCGTAAGCAAAGTATACACCTTTGATTCCAAGGTTAGAGCTACCAGCTTTAACATCGATAGCCGCAGTACCACCACCAAAGTTATGGAAGACCTCAGCGTCTGAGCCCGATAGAGGGAGAAGTTCTGCAGCAGCTACAGCATGAGTGTCTATGGTTACGTCTCCCGTGTCTGAGTTCGGGTCGTTGATGTTGTTAAAGAATGATCTCACTTTGTGCTGATCGCCTACTTTAGAATCAATGTTTTCCATCGTGCCATCGATAGCGATAGAGGTAGCAGAGGAAATCTCAGCATAAGAACCCCAGGCCATTGTCTTCATCTCTCCATTAGCCTTCTTGCCATATCCAATGCGCTCGCCAATAGGGCTGACGATGTGATAGTTGCGGTCCTCAAACATCTCGTTATATGTACGCACGAACATCGCAGACTCCAAAGCAGCGTTATCGCCTTCAATTATTTCTCTTAGAGACTTGCCCACCATGCCTTGAAGCACAGCCTTTCTTTTTAAGTATGATTTGTAAGCCTCTTTAGTGGCCTTTCTTTTAAAGTCTTGCTGGTTTAGAATTTTATTCTTGACCTTCCGCATATTTCTCAGAGCGGTATTATACATAGACTTGCTAAACTCAGTGTCTTTCTGATTGCTCATCACGCGCATCACTGACTCGCCAAGGGCGATGTTCTGATACCAATCCTTCTGAGGAGAAAGCGCAGCCAAGATACCCGCAGCCTGCTCTTGAGTATAGCCATAGCGAACAGCTAGGTCTTGAGCGGTAAGGTTTGCACCTACGTACCAAAGCTTTGAGTACTTCCTTACATCTTCGCTAAACGAATCATGAAGTTTGATTAAGTTTCTAGTAGCTCGGTCAACAAAAGTTTTGTAGATTTCATCTGCTCTGGTAATCTCTGCATCAGTGGGCTCGCGTTTGATGTCTAATTTTTTAGCATCCTTAATGTCCGACATGAAAGTGTGTGTAGACAAAATATAAGCACCACGAACATATACCTTAGGAGCAAACTCTCTGGTATACTCCATTGTAATTTGTCGAGAGCCGTCAAAGTTAGTGGTATTGTCAGCTGACGCAGAAGTGTTTCTAGCTGGTGATACTCTGCTTCCAGCCCCAACCTTATCTACAGCTTGTGCTACAATCTTATCATCTAGACGCGCGCGATTGCCGTTCTGCATGTAGTCAAGCTTATCTTTAAGAGACTGCAATATCTCTGCCTCTTGCTTAGCTCTTTGCTCAAATATCCCTTGGAATCTAGTCTGAACGCTTTCGGGTTCAAACACCGGAGTCTCAAATCTAGAAATCATATCCTTGAGTCCAGCCTCGTCTATGTTTTTAGTAAGCTCTTCTGCTATGACTCCAGCAGAAAAAGGTATAGATGAATTGTCTCTATATGCGGCGAACAAACTGGTTCCGTCAACATAAGGAATCTGTATGCCATATCCGGACTGCGTCACTAAATCTCTAGCCGGATCTACTTCGATAGAGATAGGATTCACATCGGGCAGCCTTAGGTCTTCACGAAGATCATATACATCTTTAGGCTTATGCAAAACATCATACTGTGTTATTATCGCCTCGTCTTTTATTGTGGTATATTGAGGGATAAACTTGTTCTTTATTCCCTCGCTGACTTCGTTCTTAAAGAAAAGATTTCTAGCAATGGTACTTTCATTACCCATTAACATGTGGTTTCTTTGCTGACCGTCTATATCAAACACCTCGAACATCGGGAATCCGTTAATGGTAGTTTGAGTTTTTGAGAAACCCACATTAAAGTCATGAAGATCTGGAGCAGCAATCCCGAGCTTTGCCATTGAACCAGTCATCTGCCAAATGTTCATCGCATACCCTACGAGATCATCAATGGTCATTCTACCATCGCGCTCTGCTCTACCAATAGGATTATCAGCAGATCTTGTAAATCCATCTTTTTCAAGGATATCGTTGAGTGCTCTAGAGGCCTCTTCGTCTTGCATCACTGCTAACAAATGCAAAGCAACATTTTCGGTTTTTGCTATATCTATAGCGGTTTCGTAGATGTCTCCTGGACTTGGACCAATAGTCTCTACTAGACTAAATGACTTGTCGTAAACATCATGAATAGCTCTAACAATAAGCCTATAAATATCTTGAGCAGTAACATCTACGCCTCTATCAAACTTATCTGTTTTAATATCTACGTAATCCTTTGTAACAAACACGTGAGAGCCAGTGCCCATAAACGTATTAGCAGCATCTAAGAACATCGCGCCCATCCCATGATACTTAGCAAGCCCAGGGAGCTTTCCATTATACTTGTTTAAGTATATGGCCGATATCTGAGACTCTCTTAAACTCCTTGTTTGTTTAACTACTGTTTTGCCGTCAAGTGTTTCAACCTCATAGGCGACTCCATAAGCACCATCACCGAGCCTTCTAACCTTAGAGATAGCCATGCCTTGAGACAGCATATACTCTTCAAGCCTAGCTCTATTAGCGGTAGTTGGAGTGCTCTTTTGTTCTGCTGATTGAGCGCTTTCAACACGGTACTCATTTATAATTTCTTGTATTTTTTCATTAACCCGCCCTCGATAATCTATAAAATCGTCGGCGTTTACAGCGAGTCTAAAAGCCTTGGATGAGGTTGACTCATCAACAAAGAAAAGCCTATTGTGCATTACCCGCATGAAGCTATTGTCTTGCTCAGAGTGCATAAGATTAACAACACCCAGGGTGTCTAGTATTTTTCTTATGGCATCTGAACCCGGCTCACCAACAGACTCAGCATCCGCTATAGATACACCTTCGGCGTCAAGGATAGACTTTATCATTGTTGGTGTGATAATATCCAATCCCGCCTGCTCGTAAAAATATTTTGCTGAAAACTTGTTCTCGCTAGGACCATCTGAATAATAGACATCTGTTGATGACTCGGAGCGAATGTTTCTTGATGCAGTCTTAATGTTGTCTCGATAAATTTTAACAACACGGGCTTGATGCTCGGTAGGCTCTAAATCGTCGGATCGCTTTAGCTCATTTACAAGTTGGCCGTCTATATCAAACAACTTGTACTGAGAATACTTCTGAAACTTATCAGTGCTTTGAGGCTGAGCAAATCCAATGTTGCCGTAGTGCACATCTGGAAAAATAAAACCAATCTTCTCTAAACTCTCACTCATTTGATAAGCATTATCTAAATAAGCTAATGCAAGATCAAACATCTCGAGTTTTGTAAATGGTATTGTAGAATCATATACCTCAGAATAATCATCTGGGAAATTAATTTCTGTGAATGTTCGCGCACCGCTTTCTATTATGTCTGCTAGATAAGTATACATAGATTCACTTACAACGCCAGGAATGGTACTGTCTGATCCAATATATTCTTTTAAAAAATTGTTTATTATTTCCCCAATTTCAAGAGGCGTGACAGTGCTCCCTTCTTCAGCAGTCATAATTGTCGGTACAAACTCTTTAATCTGATAAATCAAAGGCTCTGTCTTGCCGGTAGCAGAAACAGCAACATCGTAATACTCTGCAAGGCCGGGGAGGTTTCCGTTAAACTCACGCACATACACAGCGGAAGCTATTGTTTCTGTAACAGATTGAGCCTCTTTAACTACCACGTTGTTACCGCTAGCGTCTTTAACCAAGAATGCATATCCAAAAGCTCCAGACCCTAGGACCTTCATCTCTGATAGGTCTAGGTTTCTATCTAAGGCAAAGTCTACCAGTCGAGCTCTGTCTCCATCATTAGCATCGCGCTCTTGACGCATTGCCTTGCCCGGATTATTGTTCGGGTTTTCTTTGATTCGTTTAGCGATATCAAGGATATATATCTTCTGACCGCTACGATATCCCTGCGTTACTCTTTCTACTAAGTTTACGAGCTCATTCTCGCTCTTGAGTTTGAAACTAGAGAGCTTGCCAGATAATATTTTATTTATAGCACGTCTAGACTTGCCCTTAAATGTTGCATCAAGCTGATTTAAGTTGTCGTTTATGTCTGCTATAATACCAACGATCACCTCTTCCTCCGCAACAGCTATGGCGTGTTGTTCGGAATGCCCTCTTTCTATATAAAATGTAACGTAGTCATTGAATCGCTCATCCATTTTTTGACGAAGAGATTCATTATTGATGCTTTGTAAATCGTTGTATAAAGAAGTGCGAACCCTTGGCTCTAGAACCATGATATTACGCAGTCCTGCGTGAGCAAATTCCTCGCGGATCGCCGCAGTAGTTGCGTTGAACATAACGTGAATAGCTGGTCCACCTTCTCTTTCGTGCTCATAGAACGCTTCATAAGGGCCTCCAGTAGCACGCTGTAAAGACTGTTTTGTTCTATGAATGATAACACGGGGGGCTTCAGTGTACTTATCTGTAAACGCATTGTATGCGCTGTTAAGCATCTTTGCTATACGAGGGGTAACTCCGTGACGTCTTGGATTTACCGCACCACCACGAATCTCTATAGAATTATCTATCTCCTCAGAAGCTTCTCTTGCTTGTTCTAGAGATGACGCTGCCTCCTCCGCGGCGCTTGGCGCTACTCGCTGGGCTGGCCTAGGAGCTGGCTCAACACTTGGTTGCGCTTCTGTTGCGGCAGGTTCATCAACCTCTGGTATAGATCGTTCTGCTGTTTGCTCTGCTGCGAACTCTCGTTCGGCTTGCTCAATGGCTTGTCTTGCTGTTTCATTGTTCTCAATTATTTGGTTAACTTTTGCTCTATCTGATGGGTTTTCTCTAGCTGATAATAATATTTGATATGCAGCATCCATAGCATCTTGCCCGTATAGCTCAACTACTGCACCGCTTTCGTCTTTCATTTGCACACGAACACCGCGCTCTGCCTCTGCAGAAATAGCGGTTGGAGTTTCTAATGGTACAAACTGACCCCCACCAAATATAGATATCGCGTTTACCCCAACCTCTGGGTCAATGCTAAGTCTTGTGCCTTCTGCTATGTTCGGGTTATCTGGTTTTTGGTACAAGAAAGTACCGTCTTCTTGAACCGCTAATGTCTGACGTTCAGCAATCGCAGGCTCAAACATTCTAATAGTAGATGGGTCCACCTCGCTGCGCTGCCCAAGTTCTACTTTTTCTGTTTCAGTCTCAACCACCAATGTAGGATTCTCTGGAGTACCCTCAAGGCGGAGAGTACCTTGTACCTCTGTCCCGTCTATAGGTCTTTCTGCGATAACCTCAGTGCCATCTTCAAGTGTATTGATAGTTATAGGGTCTACTGTAGAAGCGCCTTCTGCTACGGAGCGAGCTTCAGTAGGAACGACTGGTGTAGCCAACTGGTCCATGTCAATTGGGTCAATAGCTGGGGCAACTTCCTCAACTTCAAAGACACCAAAATTATCCATTAGGGTTACAATCTCAGCACCTAATCTTGATTTAAGTTTTGTATCTGTGGCCTCCCGCATTTCTTGTTGGAGGGAAAATATTTTTTGACTCTTGTCAATTAAATCTAATTGTTGATCTTGAGTCAGTTCTTCGAAAGCTCTAATGTTTGCATTGAGCATTTCGTATTTTTTATTTCTAAACTCTTTTAGGTCGTCTTTTAGGGTTTGCTTAGCTTCTTTGCCCCTTACTTTTTTAAGCTGGTCTTTAGTCTCTTGTATCTTTTGTTCTACTACTTGTACTTGACCATCACCCATAAGTGAAGCAGCGGTTGTTATACTACTTCCGTTGGCTTTGTTTTTTTGCGCCCACTGAACATAGGTTCTCTCTGAAGTAGGTGTCATAAGCTCGTTATAGCGCGAGCTTACAGCTCGAGTAGCTGCCGCAGGAGCTGCCATCACTGGCCCCCCGAGCGCTTCCATAACAATATCAAGACCCGAGGTGACTTCCCCTTCTTCAGCAATCTGACCGGCAGTTTCACCTAATGCACCACCAGTAGCGTCAACTAATATTTCTGCTCCTGCAGCCTTCATTACGCTACCGCCAGCTTTTCTTACAGCTTGTGCGGTTGTCCCCCCAGCTCCGGCCAATAATGCGTCAACAGAAGCAATAATAGCTGCGCGCACTTTCCTGCGCTCCATTGCATCATGAATTTTTTTTAAGCCCTCTTCTGACTCAAATGTCTTTGCGATTTCTTCGGGGTCGGTTGTGTCGATATGTAGTTCTTCCATTGCCATACTTATGGCCTCAGACATCTCAAGGGCATAAGACCCTGCAAATGCTGTCCCCGTGGCCAAGCCAACACCAGTACCTATAAGATAACCCGCGGGTACAGTAATCTCAGCAAGTGGACCACCAGCAAGACCACCAGCAACTCCAACAGCCTGGCCTTCGGCAACACTAGCAGATACTGTTTTAAGCGCCCCCTCACTAGCAAAGCCCGAGACTACAGAAGAGAAAAAATTACCAAGCAATTCTGGGAGAACAACATTTGTAATTCCGGGCACAGTACCAAAAGAAGCCCAAGTCAATGGATCTTTTTCGTTTCTGTATTTTTCTTGAAGCTCGTTGTAATAAGCTAATCGCTCAGCAGCATCTATATTATTTTCTGGATCGCCATCTAATAAATCCTCTTTAGCACCAGTAGCCAATCCAGTGGCTACAAAGTTATTATACCATCTAGCAGCGCTGCCAAACCAGTCGTCTCTTTCTACAAACCAGTCGTCAGCAATCAGTGCATGACGATATTCTCTATCGTTTATTTCTTGGGGCTTATTATTGGGGGCTGAGCTTTGTACAAACCTTTCTTCTAAAAGGTCATCCGAGAAATTTGTAAAGTCAGACTTTTGCTCGTATGATAAATCCAAACCAGTATCTTCCAATCCAAAATCCGTAGTAGGAGTGACTTGGGGCGGTGGTTGAGTTTGAACTTTTTTTTTACTAAAAGATTCTAGGGCACGAGTTACTTCATCATAAGAAAACCCATTATCAATACCCATTGCGAACAAGCGGTCCTCGCTGTGTCCACTATCAAAGCCGCTCTGCAATAACTGCAGTAATTCCTCGTTCATCTAGTATGTTATTGTGGGGGCATCGGAGGTCCCGGAAGCGAAGACTTTTCTTCGTCAACCAATTCTATCTTAGCCCCTTGGTTTAACGCATTTTGTTTTTTAAGTGCATTTACATAAGCGGCGTATTCTTTACGCCCCTCTGTCCCAATAGGTCTGATAACTCTACTTACGTTCTGATAACGAGTTTTCTCGTCCCAACCCATCACTGGAGTATTGCTTATTTCTCCGGTGCTAGGGTCTTGATAATATGTAGTTCCGACATTTTCCTTAACAACAATCCCCGTTTCACCCTCAAGTCTTGCTGCGCCTAGCACAACTCTTTGGTAAGTAGGGGTGGCTTCTTGTCCTGGATCAGCCTCAATCAATACCTTAATTGGTTTTTCAAAGGTAGGGATTTTTGCTTTTAATTCTGTGGTAGTCTTTGTTTTAGAATCATAGTCATAATCCTCTTTGACAAATGTCACCGTGTCAGAGCCATCATAGCTTACACCAGCATTTTCTTGATCTCTTCTTCGTGCGTTAATAGAACTAGCCTGGC